AACACCCACCAGCGACTTCAATGCCATCCGCATCTGGGGACTTCTCGAAAGTAACTTTTGGTACCTCGACAGCTTCGTCCGTCAATCCAAAATGAAAGAAGCCCTGCAATGGATGGCAAACTATCAGTTGAGCCTTCCTAACAACGTGATCGTTCACTGGCGGTTTGAATCACAATTCTGGAATGGCGAAGTAGAGCGCACCATCCGTGAGGTGGAAGCCGAAAATGTTATTCAACTTAACCTGGTGAAAGTGGATACCCCAAGAACCAAAAAGTATGACCGCATCCTCACCATGCAACCCTACTACCAGAACCGACGCATCTATTACAATCTGAAAAAAAAGGCACACGCCGACACCCTTATCGGACTGCAGCAACTTTATAGCATCGAACCCAATTACAAAACCCACGACGACGCACCCGACGCCGATCAGCAGGCCATCGAATACCTGAGCCGCCACCTGCGCCGACAAAATAATACTATCAGATCAGGACAAATGATTAAAAACCAAAGGAGGACAATATGATTTACTTAACAACCGACGACTTCGTCAAACACATCTCACTAAATATCTTAGACCAGATCACCGAAGGCAATTACGATCTGCTCGACAATGCCGAACTACAGGCTATCGGTATAATAAAAGATATGATCGGAGGTAGCTATGATATTGATGCCGAGTTGCTACTCACCGGCAACGACCGCCACCGGCCGCTCGTGCTCTGGATGCTCTGCCTGGCAACTTATCAGCTCTACAGGATAATACCCGATTCAGAAGTGCCAGACAGAACCATCAAAGATTATGACGACACTATGGAAACCCTGCGACAAATCGGACGCGGCAAATACCCAACCAATGTAACACCCAAAAACAACACCGACGGTACCACCAAGCGCGTGTTCCGTATGCGGTCCAACACCCCAAGAAATCACAATATGCTATAACCCAGAACCCAGAACATAGAACACTAATTACGAATTACGAATTACGAATTACGAATTACGAATTACGGAACACTGAACACGAAACACGAAACACAAAACACGAAACAACAATGAATATACTGAATCTTTTTAAAAAACCGGCCAATGAGCCTGTCGAAACCACGCTAAAGAAAACCAAACGCATCAGCAGCAGCCTAAAACGAAACTATCAATACCGAATTGAGCTCAACCTCGACGTATTAAAGGACGCTATTGATACCGCCCGGGCTGTGGACATCTACGACCGCGAACGCCTTTACCGAATCTACGACCAGGTGATCAAAGACGCCCACCTCGCCAGCCAGTTGCGAACAGCCCTGTTTAATGTCCTGCAATGTAATTACACATTAGTAAAGGCGAATGCAGATAAAAAAATACCTGATCTTGCGGGCGAAGTGGAGCAGCCCGACCCGGCCACCGAGCTACTACAAGCCGAATGGTTCGACGACTTCGTTGCTCTGGTCATCGAAGCCGAGTTCTGGGGGCACTCACTCATCGAATTTGGCCAGTTGAACGCCGAAGGCCAGTTTGAAGAAGTCAACCTCATCCCGCGTCTCAACGTAAGACAGGAGTTTGGTATCGTTGTCCCTGAATATTACGACACCAAAGGCATCGAATACCGCAAAAACGCCACCAGTCTCGCACTGATCGAAATTGGCGACTATTACGACCTCGGATTGCTCGAAATTGCCGCCCGCGAAGTCATCATCAAAAACTATGCACGCACCGACTGGAGCCAGGCCAGCGAAAAATACGGAATGCCACTCCTGAAAATCCTTACCGAAAGCCAGGACGATAAAGAGATTGACCGCATGGAACAAATGGCCTCAAACTTCGCCAGCAACGGATATGTGATCCTCAACCGCGAAGACGACGCCGACATCGTGCAACCAAACAACAGCGATTTTCATAAGATTTACCAGGAGTCAATCAGCCTGTGCGACCAGCAGATCAGTAAGATCATCAACGGACAGACCGGAACCAGCGATGAGAAAGCTTTTGTTGGCAGCGCCGAAGTTCACGAACGTATCCTAAACGACTACACCCGCTCGCGCCTGCGCCGCACACAGCACATCATCAACCGGCAACTGCTGCCGTTCCTTATCCACTGGGGATACCCATTACAAGGGTACAAGTTCCAATATACCGACCTACTACCCAAACCCCAGGTGTCTGAGCCTGCCGAAGACAACCCCCCTTCAGGGGGGCAGGGGGATGCCGACGACCTCCTCAAAAAGGCCATCAAACAAAACCTTACCCTTGCCTTCGATGATTTTTTCGCCGCAGCCCCGACGGAGTAACTAACCCGTTCGGGGCTTTAATCAGCCTCTACTACAAACAGCGGTCCGGGTGCCCTGTTCATGGCCACAGCGATAGCATCCCTCTCAGCGATCCTATCGCTAAAGAAGATTTACCCCCTTTAGGGGGACGGGGGGTCGCCCGTGGCCTCGACGATAAACTCCAAAAAATCGCTGCCGATATTGCCAAAAACCCCGACATGATCATCCAGCGCGATCTTTTTGAGTACACCCGCTCACAACTTCACAACGCCGTCGGCCAGGTGTTCGGCGATATTAAACCAGATGATCCCGATTTCAATATCGTGCAAAAACTCAACAAAAGCGCCGACCGTTTCGCAGGCTTTAAATCCTACTGGCAAACTGCCGAAATGCGCAAAGCAGCAGGCAACGAGGAGAAGCTGGCAGGAATCAACACTCAATACAACGTCAACTGGATGCGCACCGAACACCTGCACGCAGTGCGTACCAGCCGGGCAGCCAAAAACTGGCAGGACATCGTCCGCGACAAGGATATATATCCCTATCTCGAATATATGCCCAGCACAGCAGGCGAACCACGTGCCGAACATAAAAAGCTTTATGGCATAGTCAAACCTGTTGATGATCCTTTCTGGGATACCTGGATGCCACCTGCCGACTGGGGCTGCCGGTGCAGTGTGAAACAGGTGAAAAACCCGGATGCCGAAAGCCTCGCAAAGCAGCCACCCGACGACGTGCCACTGCCCCCGCCCGTTATGCGTAACAACCCGGGCAAAGACGGTGTAATCTTTACTGATAAGCACCCGATGATCAGCAAAGTAGGAAAAAAGAAACATGAAATCAACTCAACTATTGAAATTCTTACAAGAGTTGCTGTTAGAAATGAAACCAGAGAATACCTCCTCCAAAATATTGTAAATCGACATCAGCTTAAAACAAAAGACCTAAGCAATATCAACCTTTCTGTTGGCGGTATGGATAAAATTTTATCACAGTCAGGAGATCATTACAATCTTAAAAATATTGTTGTAAGAAATATTGACTCTCTTTTGCCTAAAATGGAATTAGATCGCACTGAGCCTCCAACAAAAGATGGGAGGCAAAGAAATATTGCCGCTACACTTGTGTATAAATCAGAATTTAAACAATATTTGTTTGAGGCAATAATTTGGAAAATGAGAGGCAGAGATAGCGGGTATGTGTTACATTCATTTAATATAAAAAATAAGCCCTAATATGCGTTTCTGCCAACAGGGCAGGCGTGATCTTAGGACTTATTTATTAATTGGCAAAATTACACCAAAAAATCCCGATTCCAACAAAAACAACAAAATTTAACACTAAACACTGAACACTAAACACGGAACACGGAACACGGAACCCGAAACACAGAACACGGAACACTAAACACGAAACACGAAACACGAAACACTGAACAGTAAACAATCATGGCAACTTTAACAGTAACCCAGTTCACCCATCACATCAGGCAGCAGTCAGCAGCCATAAAAAACTACATCAATAACAAAGCCCCACGTATTGCAGGCATCGAAGCCGTTAACCACTTCAAAAAGTCGTTTATGGACGAAGGCTTTACCGACATGAACCTGATAAAGTGGAAACCCGCCAAACGCCTTAACCCCAACAGCCCTTGGTATGGCTTCCTGGCCAACGCCCGAACCCGCACCCCCGACAATCACCCCAAACGCCGTGATGCGCAGGGTAAATACAAACCACGCAAGCCAAAACCCATTACCAACTACTCGCCCGCAGCCACCAAACGGCGCACCCTCAGCGGAGCCACCGGCGACCTCAAAGAATCGCTGCAATATACCACAGCTAAAGCACAGGTAACCATAAGCAGCAACCTGCCCTACGCGAAAGTGCATAACGAAGGCGGAAAAATTAAAGTCTTTGGCAACAAATCCGTTACCGTACCCCGCCGCCAGTTTATCGGCGACAGCCTGAAATTACGTGCAAAAATCAAATTCATAATCAATAACGACATCAAAAAACTATTATCATGAGATTAACACCCATTTTCAACGCAATCAACGAAATCCTGTCAATTGAAAAAAGCATCAAACTTATCACCTGGTACAATCAGCAAGAAGAAATCGGTACCATTCACACCATGCCAGCCGTTCTTGTTGAGTTCCCCGAACCACTGCAATGTCAGCAAATGCAAGGACAGTTTCAGCAGGCTGAGCTCACTGTGCGCCTTCACTTAGTGAGTAAGATACATGCTACACAAGACGGCAATATCCCTTATCTGTTGGTTAAAGCTCACGAGGATGTAGCACAGTTGATATATCACCGTGTGCATTTGCACAAAATTATTGTTCAAAACACCTACAACGGAATGATTACCAACACACTCACACGCACCTCGTGCCAATTCCTAACCACTCCAAACGGATTTGCTATCACTATTCAGGATTTTAAATGTATGGTGTATCAGCATCCGGTGTTTGAGCTTGGAACGATTAACCCGACTGTCGAAATCACCACCACAATCCAATAAAAAAAGGATGGTTCATTGCCATCCTCTTTTTATGTTACTCCCCCCCTCTGCTAACTGTCGCTTAGCATTGACTGCCAGATATTGGTAAAACGTCCTCCGGCTTATCCTGTAGTGTGGCGCTATCATACGCTTGTAAATGTACTCGCCACTGACACCACGAGCCTGATATTCAAGATACAACGTTTGAATATCAACAATCCTGCGTAAACGGTTCTTATGGTTGTAAGCCATACGTTTTACATTTGATCTTTTGTGTAGTTGGTAGTTTTACCCGTTTTTGTTGGAATTTAATGGTGTTATTTGGAAAATAAACAGTACTTATTGAAAGTTATTCATCGTGCAAATTTAACTATTTCGCGCTAACGTTGGCTATAGCGCATTAAAACGACGCCATAGCCGGGCGTTATGCACAAATGCTACGTTTCGTCTCCGTAGGAGCATTTCCCCATTGATTCGCCATAGCTTGTGCAATTCCTTCAAAAGTTCGGCTTCTATCCTTCCAACGATTTTCGCCAGGAGGCATTTTCCAAATTCTTTGCTCCCTACCTTCTACAATGTTTGACGGTTGCAGTTTCGGTAAGTTTTGCAGCCATAAACAGGTTGCCTTTGTTTCACCGTGTCCAAATTGCCAAGGTTGTATTATTTGGTCAGGTTTTCGGATATGGCTGCTAATTATGCTTATCGGGTTTTCAAGGGCTATTCTTTTAATGGGTGCAGCTAAAAGCAACCGAACAAACTCCAACGCTTCTGCCTGCTCCACTTTCTTATCTTTAAACCATCTCGCACCACTTACAGCCAAATGCGTACACGGTGGGTGAGCTATCATCATATCCCAGCCATCGCCAAGAATTTCCCGCACATCACATTGTAGGTGGTTGCCTGGTATTTCAGTTTCTAAAATATCGCAGCTCCAGGCATCGTGTCCTAATTTGGAAAATGCCTCTCGAACTGTTCCGCTATATTCACAAGCTATTAGTATTTTCATTCTATTAAAGTTTTGTAGTTAATAATCCGCATCAGTGCATAACAGCACCTATACGCAACCTTGCCGCAGGCGCAACACAAGGCTGCGCATAGCTGCATCACGTTAGCTCACATCCACATCTTTAAATTCCGCTTTATATACCGTCCCCTCAAACCATTCGGCCAGTGTGCCGATGGGTTTATCGGCCAGCTTGAGCACATACGTCCGCACCACTTCGGTTTTTTCGGGGTCAAGTGGAACTGCGATCAGCTCCACCTGCTTCAGGTCGTTTTTGTTGGGCTTGCGCCCCAGGTATGTTACTATTGCCCTGTTTAGCAGGGATACTCTGATCTGCTGTGTCTTTTTGTTAACCACAGCTCCGTAATCCCATTCTTTTTTTAAATTCATCTTGTCAGATTTTATTAATATTGCTATTCAATTTAAATTCAAATTATTATGCCACACCGATTGATCACCTCAGCAATGGCCGACAGGCTGCTGCAATACCTGGCCGATAACTTTGCCGCCCGACAATACGTTACCTGCACCGATGTAAAGCGGATGCTTGCCGAAACCGGGCTTGCCTTTAACGAGCTAAATGCTTTGCTTGACGATTTCGCCCATGAGGGATTAATACAGGAACCCAATGTAAGGCAGGTGGCAGTGCACCTGATGGTAACCCAACGGCTGCACAGGTTTTTAGAAGCAGGCGGCTTTAGCGGCGAACTTAGCAAGCTCAAATCAGAACTTGCACTGCTGCAATCGCAGCTCGCCCAGGTATCCGAAAAGCAGGCGCAAACCATTACCACAACCATCAACAATATCCTGTCCATCATCCAATCAGTGAGTTTGGGTTTGCTCCACAAATACTAACTCGTCCTTACCGTTGCGGC